ATTATTATTTCCAGATAGCACTGGTCATTATGTAGATGACAAGTATTCACCGTTAGTAGAACCAAATCTATTTGCTGGGAACGTATTTCAACCCGACTTAAGTTTCACTGACAAATATCAAATCGGTCCAGCAGGGCAAATTATGGTTCATAAACCTGGAACAGGCACAATCACTGCTACTACTCCGGGTGCGGACTTTAGCGAAACAGTAGTTCAAGATAGTGTTATCACTATTTCACTTAACAAACAGTTCAATCGTGCAAGAAAAATCTATGGTGCTACAGTTGCATCAGTAGCATACGGTATTGTAGCGGCTGAACTTGAAACAGCAGTTCAAGAAGTAAAAGATGCTTGGAATATTGAAGCAGCAAAGGCTTTAGTTTCCGCTGATGGAATTAGAGTATTACCAAACATTACTCTTGAAACTACATATAGCGATATCTATGATAGTATCGTTGATGCAAGACAGGCGTTAAGAACATTAAAAGCTCATCCAGATACAATTATCGTATCACCAACTGTTTACGGAAAATTACTTAAGAGCGATGAGTTCCAAAGAGCGGTTGACATTGATAACTCCGTCGTAAGAGACGCTTATGTTGGTAGAATTGCTGGTTTAAATGTTTTCGAATACGAAAACTTAGCTTCAGCAGCAGGTAACCTTACAAACATTAACGGTAGCAATGACAGCCTTACTTGGGACGCTACAAACGATGCGTTAGAATATATCGTTTACGACCATGATGCATTATCAATCGTTACATCAGTTAACGTTGTAGGTGTATGGGATGGTATGCCAAGATACAATGGCGTAGTCGCCGAAGTTGAAATGGTATCAGGTTTCAAATTAACAAATCTATCAAGAGCAATCTTGAAAATTCATGATGCTGATGCAGTAGCAGATTTATCATAATAAATAAACTATTAGGGTGAGGGTTTAACCCTTACCCTTAAGTTTTATTAGGAGGAACATATGTTAACTAAAAATAATTATATTAAATACGATATGGCATTACAAGAATATTATATAACCAAAGATGCCGTAACAAATTATACGACATATACAGACGATAAATTAGGTTCTATTTTCGGCGATGTTAGTAAGTCATTTAAAATCATTAGTCATATGGTTTATAAATTGATTTATGGTTGGCGTAAAGGCATAGGCCGTCAAGACCATATTAAATATATGCGTAAAAAGATTTATAACAATGCTAATGGCGAAGTAACGGCTTTAATGTTTGCGATGATAGAAGCTGTGAAAGGTGCTGTTGAAAGTGGTATGGATTTAAACGCGTATATTGATGATCCGAAAGATAACTTACCATACACAGTAAAAGAGGAATTAAGCATAGCGGAATTACTTGATAGTTCAAAGAAACCAACTAACACCGAAGATATAGATTATACGTTGGAGGAAATCAATGCGACATAAACCGATGTATAATAATTTAAAATTAACATATAAAGACCTAGATGGTGTTGAGTGGTTGTTTTATTGTAACGAAGTATCTTCAAGTAAGCAAGTAGCTTTATTGATAGGTCAACCTGTAAAAGATGGTGGATCAAGGTTTATCACTGATAGTGAACTTGAGTTCGAGATAGATGCCGAGATTATTCAAGGTGAAAATATCTTGCGTATTACTGATATACCGGAAATCAAACCAATCAAAGATAATAATAGTCGCAGAGGTGTTTATCGTAAGGTGAAAGTAATTGTTACATCTTAACGAGTTTAGAAACATCGTGCTTGATAACATGCCGTATGATACAGGTTATATGTATCTTGAAGGCGCTAGTTTTTATGAAACCAATAGTTTTTTATTAGCGAGATACGAAATATCAAGAGTTCCGTATATTGTGTATAATGAAGAAGGCACAGTTTATACAACTAAAAATCAAGGTTTCATTAAAAAACAAACAGTAGGTCATTTAAACTTATTTGCTTCATATAAAGAAGCAGGGTTACAAGCTCCGTTTGGTAAATTAGATAAACACATTAAGCGTAGAGGTTCAACAGATATGATTAAACAAGGTGCTTTAGATAAGATAAGGAGTAGTGGATATCGTGCAGAATATTTTTAATTATTTTATAGCTCAATTAAATGATAATACTGATAATTTAGTCTATAAAGGTAATTATATATTTAGATTTTTTCAAGATAGTATGACAGTGTTAGAGCCTGTTGAAGGTAAGCTCGTTAGTGAAGAAATCGACATATCGCCTGTTGCCTTGATATCAAAGACACCTGTTCCGTTTGTTGAGAGCAATAAACGAATTGATTGGTTATTAGAATTTGGTATATTGATTAGAATGCAAGGCCAGGAATATGACACTTTAACGGATTTAGATTATGCTAATATCTTGAGTGTAACAGATACGTTACAAGGCAGTGTATATGAAGTAGGTTCAACGAGATATGCGTTCAAAACGCAAGAACCTGACTATAAAGGTTACACAGTATTAGGTCGAAGTAAATTTGCAATAATTAGCGTGGTAATGAACGTTACGCAAATAGATTTCGGCTATTTTGGCAATGATAGCGTATGGAGCGTAGGTGGTAACACGTTAGATACAGTTCAAGTTGCTAGAATATCAACAAAGAGATTTTATACAGCAGATAAAACTGATACTACTGACAATGATTACAATAGACCAACAGGTCGAAGTGTTGTTATTGAAATAACGTTTAACTATAATGATGAAACTGACTTACTTAGCGAAGTTCAAGGTAAGCAAACTTTAGATAAAACTTACACTGTTAGCGAGACGTTTGATAGCGGAACACCGATTAGTTACACAATGACCGTTGAGAGTGGTAGCGAAATACAAACAAAAGGTGTAGTTAAGCAACTAATATTAAGATTTGTGGAGGTGTAGGCTATGGCTGGAGCGCAATTTAACAGTGGCACATATGAAATATATTGGTATAAAGACCAAACAGGCACACCTAACTCACCGCAATCACCAACATCATCAATGGCGCAATCACCGGTCGATAAAGGGTTTACTTTCAAAAAAGCAGCGATAATCGGTATAGGTGCGGTGGTAGCTAAACGTGCGATTAACACATTAAAGAGTGAATATTTTAAAACTACAGGTAACGAACAACTTGAAAATGATGTAAATAATGCTATGAAATTATTGGGTTATGCAGGAGCGATCGTAGCAGGCGGTTGGGTTGGCGCAGGTGCGGTAGTAACTGATGTTGCGTTAAATGCCGTAACATACTTTCGCGGAAATCGTAGAGAGAATAATCAGTTAGCAATACAACGCGAAATTCAAGGTAAAAGAGTAAACATATCAAGCGGTAGTGTATATTATGATTAGACAATGATATTATGATTAGGTGGTGGCGTGATGGCTGAATTTAAAGTTAATAATGTATTACAAGATGCTATCGGTAAGATTATTTATAATCGCAACCGCAAAGAACAAGCCGATAATGGTAGCGTAACGATACTTAACACTCGCTCAACTAGATATGAACCTTATACACGATGTTTGGTTAATAATGAACAATATTTAATTGAAGCAGATAATTATACTGAGTATAAAGATGGATTATTCGAGCATCAAGTTAGTTTAATTGAAAATATGGCGATTGCTACAACGATTTATCCGGTAGATAGATCATTCAAGCGAGTTCCATCATTGGATTTAGATAATATATTAGCAATATATCAACGAGAATTAGAGTTTTATCAAGGATTTAGGTTCGATTATGATGACACTGACACGATTTATTCAACGAAAATAGTTGATAAAGAGTATGCAGGCGTAGATTTAGCAGTAATTTTATATGATTTATTTAGAAGCATCAACGCGATACCGAGATTTACTTGGCAGGATGATGAGTGGTATTTAACTTATGAGTTTTATGATGAAATCGGCGATGAAATAACTTTAAATGTTGAAGGCCGAAAATCAAAAGTGAACGATATTGATTATGCAACGAACTTACTAGCTAAGACACGCAACGTGGTTAGCGAAGATGAAGGTTATATATATTGGCCGAGCGCTACAACGTTCATGACACCGAGATCTAAAGGCACAATGTATAAGACTAGCGACTTACAATACGAAGTTGATAGTGATGTTATGGCGATATATGAAGTGGTGGCGAGAGTTAATGTAAATGTGTATAAAACTTTTGATTATGAAGGCAGTCCTGTAAACACTGTATATAATGATATATCTTTAGATGTTGATTTTACTAATTTTGTAAAAGAAGCTGATGTATATCAAAGTTTACCTGTAGCTAATAACAATGTTGAATATCGAGATGAAGAAAGAACAACATTAAATAAACCTGTGTTTGATGGAACATATTATAAACAAAATTGTATAAGATGGCAAAAGCAAAGTAATGTAATTGATAGTCTATATTGGAAGCGAGACGCAATAGTGTTTACTGAAAATATCAATGCTTTAAAAAATGCTATTGAAAGTTTTTTATCAGGTGCATTATGGGAGCAACGTTTTGATTTAATTAGTGATGCAACTGTATGGAGAGTTGAATTAGCTAACACTGATATTGAAAGCATCCAAATTCGTATTAAATACAGACCACGAAGAGATATTGATTTCGTGAGCGAGAGAAATAACGTTGATACTTATAATAAGACTACAATCTTAAATAATCAAAAAGACAGTGCGATTGAGATAGGACGCTTCTTACAAAATAGTAATGTGATAGTTAATCGTATTGGTAATGAGATGTTATATCTTACTCAAAGTTTTGACACATATGCTGAAGCTTGGAAGTTAGGCGATTATTATTTCGTAGGTAATAAACGTTGGTTAATTACTGATATCACTTATAGTGAAAGCAAAAACTTAGTTATATGCGATGCGGAGTTCACAGTTAATTTTAGTAATGTTAATCGAGAAACTGCTATTACAAGACAACCTAGTCCGTATGTATATACCGGTAAAGGCGTTCAAAGTAATTTCATTTATAAAGAATATTTAATATTTGACGAAACGTTACCAAATTATCCGGATAATAGCTTCTTGAACGATGATGCTAAACGAACGATAATGAATTTACTCGATTATTCAGCAACGTATGATACACCGTTAAGGCATATGCTATTTCGTAAATATGGCGATACGCAAGTCATTGATAAGCAACTGTTTGGAGCGGGTAGCGGTAATGTGATATTACTTCACGCAGCGTTTAAAGATGCGAGAATAGCTGGTAAGGCGTTTAAGAAATTAGATGGTAGTTGGTATGAAGACCCTGTATGGTATGTTAATCCTACTAGTGAGATATTAAGTATAGCAACGATTAAGTTAAATGATACGCATTCTTTAATAACTGATACCGATACATATAAATATTATCCAATAGTAAACGATATATCAGGAACTAAAACTAAAAACTTATTCTTGAGATTTGATAAAGACCCTAATGATCAGTTAGCAATTACGTTTGAGATATTAACGTTAAGCGAGAGCAATAATATCATTGTGGGTAATGCATTCACTAGATTTAATAACTTGATTAGAATATTGAGTAGTGTGAGTTTAGATGTGTATAGTGATACTGAACCTTATACGATATTCGATAGGCCTAAAGGAACATTAACTACAGGTTATATCACATTAACGGATGATACGATAACGGTGTTAGGCCCTGGTTATGCAGCGTTACGATATTGGTGTATAGCATACGAGGGTGAAATTGTATTAGCTGGTAATAATTATGTGAGTGAGATTAAGTATAGATTTACAAGAAATAGAAGTTATGGCGAAAATATTTATGAAACTGCATTAAAGCTTAATTTAGAATTCGTTGAAGAAGATTATATGATTTTAGATATTGATTATTTAGAAAACGAAGCATATATTGTTGAACCATTAGAATTTATTGATAGCGATAACGTAACGGCAACATTAAGTAGCTTTGAATATGAAAAATTGACTTTGCAGTTAGTTTTTAATGACAGCGACATTATCAACGCACAATTGATTTATAAAGATTTAGAAAAATTAGTAATGGGGTTAGCGTTTAGAGATAGCGACATTATCAACGCACAATTAAGTGGTTTTGAAAAAGAGCAACTTAACCTTGATTTAGAATT